AATCCAAATCGTTTTAGATTGTTCAAAGTAACTTCTGTAGTAAATGATAGTGTTTGAAAATTGCTATCTTGTAATACCAAATCAGTTCCCCCTGTTTTTTTAGTATTTTCCAGTAAAAATAATTTATAATCGTTTATGGTTTTTAAAGTAGAAAAAATGCTGCTAGGCTTATTATCTGAATATGGTAATATATCACAAGTCATATAGAAAAACAATCTAGGAAATGAGTGGTCTTTGTTTTCAAATGCCATAGAATAAGTTGGGGAAACTCCTCTAAGACTACTTGGAACAGCAGATAGTATTGCGCTATCTCTTTTCATTCTTCTTTGATAAGTAATATTAGAACCATACGCACTATTCATACCTCTCATATCATAAGGTATTTTTCTATTTGAATCGGTTTTTCCTTCTTCTATTACATTATTTAATCCCGAATTAACATTGGGTTTAAATTGATAAGAAGTAAAATTAGAAACAAAAGGAGTTTTTCTAACACTAAAGAAACCTGCTGTGATTGTAGGTGGGTCGTTGAATGTAAATGTCTCATCACCTAATCTTTTAGTATCGGAATTAAATGATTTATAAATAGGTATACCGAATTCTTTATTCATATCGCTAGTTCCTAAGTGCATATTAAATGGAACTGTTCTACTAAAATTATCCGCAAGGAAAGTATGGTGGGGTATAGTTATCATTTTTCCTCCCCAAAGATGTGCAGAATTAAGAGTATTAATGTGATGTCTTTTTCTAGTAGAAAAGAAGATAATGCTTCCTATATCGAAATTTAATATATTTCCTGCGCTAGTATCTGTTCTATCCAACTGAATCCTAAATGTAGAAGTATTAGTGGCAGGATTACCCGAACTTATGAAATCTGCCGCTCTATCGGTTTGAAATATATCCAACACATATCCAATAAATCCTTTTGTTTCGCTTACTGAATTATCAAAACTTTCACAATATAGCGGGTCGCCAATATTTACACTATTAGACAAGGAAGTAGTGGTAAAAACTACCTCTCTAGCATTTTCATTAACTGTAACTACTGCGGCTTGGGTATAAGTTGTTTCCATCCTCTCAGCATCAATGCCTTCATATTTTATTTTTCTACCTAGAGTCAAAGGAATATAAGGGGCTAATTCTATTTCTGTTACATTGTCTTTCTTAGTAGTAGAAACAACTTCAAAGTCTATTAAAGTATCAACGGTATCAAAAGCACTTTCCCCATTAGTTGATATTTCATCCTTTAATTTGCATTGGAAAGGATTATCATTTGCGATACTAGATGGTTCATGTATTTGATACCCTACTGCGTTTTTGTCTGCTGAAGAATATTTACCATTAGTTAAATTAAAAGAACCGAAAGAAGAAGTATTGACTAAACTATCCCCTTCTGCCGCACTATTGCTTAGCCCTAAATTCATATTACCCGCAGTAAATATAACTCCTTTTTCCGAAGAACCTGATAAAGAAGTTGGCGAGGTAGAGGCGATATGCGAAGAACCCAATGCTTTTGTGAACATATAATTTTTTTCGCTTTGTTTGTATATTGTTTCCCCTGCGGCCACTCTAGTTATTGCTCTTGTTATTCCAACTTGAACCAAACTTCCACTATAAGTGCTAACAGAAGTAACCCTTCCAATATATCCATTAACAGAAAATAATAAATCACCCACTACAGGCATCGAAGAAAAACTAGATGAAGAAACGCCAAATTGAATTAGATTGTCAAATACTTCTACTTCATTAGGAGCAGAAGAACCATTACCTGTATAAGTCGTTGTTAATTTATTATAAGGGCTAAATGATGAATAAATAATATCTTCACTAAATACGGTATCTTTATTCACTATAGGAGATAGAAGTTTATTCATCGAGTCTCTTCCTTTTATATCTAAAAAGGTTTGACCCTCCTCCTTTAGTTGATTAATCTCTTCTACCTCTCCATTGAATCTTAGTGAAAATACTCTATATTCCCCTTTAACAAATTTAAAACCGTTTGAAGAATAATAACTCTTAAATCTATTATTTTCTGCATATCTGTAAAAATCAAGAGTTGATTTATCTATATCTTTTGCTTCAACATCTGCAAATATATTTTGAAGATTACCCGAAGTAAAAAGTATTTTTAGTTTTTCAAAATCCCCACTTAAATCCATAGTTGTGAATATTCTGCGATTTGTAAAGTCCATAGCCCTTCTTTGTAATGTGTTTCCTTCGGTGGGAGTAAAAGAGACAGAAGTAAAGTTTCTTTTTCCTGCCTCTCTTTTTTCTGCTCTTACTGTTATTGTCTGCGTGGTAGTATTATTAGTAAATGAACCAAAACTAGAAACTAGCATAATAGTAGTTCCTAATCGAATTTCATCTCCGACTTCTAATACTGTGCTTAAATCATATTCAGTATCAAACTCAAATACATTTGTAGATGAAGTAGAAGAATAAGTTGCCTTTAAATCAACAAAGTCGTCTAAATTACCAATATGCACCAACTGTTTTGCCTTGTAGGGGGTATGTTCTTCTATCTTCTTCCTCATAATTCTAGCATTATCTAGTATTCTAGTTTCCGAAAAACTACCCTGTTCTATTGAGTCTTCTGTTTCGTGTTGGGAAACCCCTGTAACTATGTTGGCACTTTCGGGCGAAAGGCCGTAGTGTAAATATCTCATTTCTCCTCTATTATTTTTAATACTACTATTAGAATCATCTCTTCTACAATTTGGATAGGCTAATCTATAGGTAGTATAATTAGTCGTTATAGTATTTCCTTCATCAGTCAATGTAGAGCCGGAAGAAGTAGAACCAAATCCATCTTCATCTAGGTTACGCAACACATCGGTTAGTTCTGTTTTTAGAGAAAATTTACTATAATCAATCACTTGCTTGCCAAAATCTTGAACAGTTCTAAATACTACTCCTGTTGTATTACTACTACCCATTGATATTGTTCCCGCACCTGTTCTAGAATTCATGGAAGCATAATATTTGAAATTGTGATTTAACTCATTTTTATTAGTAAGTTTGCCATGAGAAGTTGATGCGTAGTTAGTGGAATATCCTGCTAGGGGAATATCATTATAGAAATAAAAGTGAGGCCTAGCACAAACAATATTATTTTTTAGATTATATGTAGTCTCCTGTTTTAATCCGACAGAAAGTGCTATTATTTTTCTTTTGAATGTGTTAGAGTCGTTATCTACTCCAGTTATAACTCTATATTTTGTTCCTTTTGGTATTTCACTTCCCATTTTAGGTTCAAATTCAAAAGCATCCCCAGTAGTGGTTCCATTACCATTATCTTCTGCTACTAGATTTGTTATTCTAGCAAAATGATGTTTAGCGGGGTCATCGGAATATAATAGAACAAAATAATCAGTAGTCCCGAAAGAAGATAGTGTTAATAAATTGCTTCCATCAGTGTCATGTTTTATTCGGAATCCTTTGGTATTCGCTTGGTTAGAATCTTCACTACCTATTGTTAAATTAAAACTATTGCCATCATCTGCTAATATAACTACAGCCATTAAATCCCCATCACTAACTGATGAGTCTGCAAACTTAGGATTAGTTGGGGATTCATCCCTATTGGCTTGTGTGGCCGGACTCACATCTATAGCCATTAGACATCAACCTCTTCAAATCTAAAATAAAATAGGGTGTTTGCGTAGTTAGGAGTTAAATTGGTTATGCTAGAGAATTGAGGTCTAACTATGTCTAAGAATGACATTTCATGCATTTCTCCCATAAATTGCTGATTAGTAGAAGAACTATCAGAACCAGTAGCCCCACCACTTACTCCCGCATGAGAACCTTGACCATTAGCACCAATATACATATTTTCTCTAGAAAACTCAAAGGTTTCAGTATTAGAACTAGTATCTGTAAAAACTAAATTACCATCTATAAAAATACTAACTCTTTTATCAGTATCGTCATAGGTGCAAGCCACATGGTAAAGATTACTCACATATGCACAATCTCTTTCTCCCTCAATAAACACTTCACATCCTGCATCTACTATTGATTCATGAGTAGCATAATCTCCGCTATTCGTTGCTAATACTATATTACTAGTAGTGTGGCTATTTATAGTTCCCATTCTTAAATAAGTATCTCCATTTTTAATGTAAATATCCTGTATATCTCCATTCATCATTCTGCTATGCGTTACAAAAGTCCCTGCTATTGTTGTTCCGGTCAAAGATGTAGCATCACCGACTTTTATGAAAGCACTTCTTCCAGTATTGTCTAATCCATCTAAATCATCACTAGAAGAATATTTAACATATTTATCAACAGATGATTGAATGACTACAGGGCTAGTAAAAGTTTCAATAGCATTTGTTCCTAATTTTAATTTTACAACTATTTTATATTTAGAAGGGTTGTTAAAATTATGAAGAGTATCATTCACTAAGAATACTTGAAAATTAGAACTATAAAATATAGCCATTTCGTGATTTAATCTGTTAGCCCTAGATAAATAATTTTCACCTTCTTTTTGGCTACTTCCTACAAAACCAAGCGGAGGTGCGGGAAAAATTTGCTTAGCAGTAGTTACATTCAAATGAGTTTGATTGTTAGTGTATGTGCCATAACCATTTACATCATATGGAGTGACTATAGACTCAAATGTAAATGAGCCTGTATGCGCCCAAATCCCATAGGGAATATCATCACTAGTATCTGCTGATGTCGTAGCATCGGGAACATTCTTTGCATAATCAATTGTCAAAAAACCATTACACATTATAGGAAACACCAAACTTTTTTGTTTTCCTGCAAATATACTGTATGACATTTATTCACCTCAAGGCAATACTGTGGCTATTGTGAATTCCATATTGAAAGTAATTTCTGTTGTTTCTGCATTCAAATCATAACTAAATGACGAAACGAATCCTTTAACTCCGTTTGTTGAACCCGCACTAGGAAAAGAAGTGGGTATGGCAATATTAGTGTTGTCTTTACTAAACGCATCGCCTCTAGCCGCAAATGAAAAGGGTATTGATTCTGTTAGACTTCCTATTGTCGCTGATGGATTTGCCGCTTGCGCCCTATCTTCATAGTTTTCATTTACTTTAGAATCCATATAAATTACTAATTCGTTAAATGCTTGGTATCTAGTTAATCCTGTAGCATCCACACCGGAAGCAATCAACTGTGCTATTTCTTGAGCAGTAAATTCTAATGCTATGGGTGTAGCAGGATTACCTGTTTCTGTGTGGCTTCGCTTAATTGCTGTATCTACTATGAATCCGGCCAATGTTAATCTTTTTGAAGACATACCCAAATCCAATGCTATATTTTCCGACTCACCTGTGGCTAATCCGGCAAAAGGAATACTAATATTAGGAACTGTCTTATCTACGGAAATACTGACACTTTGCACCTTTAGAGGTATCGTGTCTATTTCTAAATCAGTTCCGCTAAATTTTTGTAGTTTCAAATAAACATAGTCCGTCAATTAATCACCTCACACCGAAGACCTATGGGATGTTCTTCTATTTATTTTAGAAGATACCATTCTACCTATTTCATCTGCTATTCTTCTCATTTCTGCTTTAGAAGTATCTTTAGCGTTAATAGTTATATTAAAATTATTAACGACTCCCGAACCTCCTGCCATTCTCTTTGAATTACTATTAGAGTGAACCCTAGAACCTCTTGGTAATGAAACTAATTCCGGCCCCTTTTCTCCAACAATTGTCATATCATTGTTTACCAGTCCACCCGTTGCATTGAAACTAAAAGCATCTTTAATTTTCCCTACGAGCCACTTGCCTATCTTGTATAGAACTACAAAGGCTAATGCCGCTAACCATATAGGCGCACCATAAATAAATGCTATTATACCCGCAACAACACCTAGTATTGCAGGTAACGCCTTGAAAAATCCATCCCAACTAGTGAAGGTTTCTGTAAGGAATGCTATTGTTTTGGAAACTGCTAATCCGATAAATTTAACCACGAATCCTCCTAAAGTAACAAGCAACACTCCCGCTACAGATAAAGCAAGGCTTAGTAGTCCTTTAGCAATATCAATAACACCGTCAATAACATCTCCTAAATTACCATCACCAAAGAAGGCATTAAATATACTTGAGATTCCCTCCCAAACCATTCCTAAAGATGCTACAACAAACCCTATCGCTACTTCTATTGCGGGTTTTATTTCTCTTAAAGTCTCAATAGCAGTTTTTCCAACCGTCTTCCATAAAACATATGCTATCATTAAGAATATGCCCGCATATAGCATCATTTTACCAAAGAACATAAGTGCTTGTCCTAAAAATTTAGGTGCGGCTTTTAATCCTTTCATAAATTTATTTGTAAACTTACCCATTTTACTCATTTCAATAGACTTATCTCTTGCTTCTTCTAATAGTTTAATTTGTTCTTCTGCCGCTTCTCTTATTTTAGTAAATTCATCTTCGGTAATTTTTCCTTTCGCCATTTGACGACCTGCATCTCTAACTCTTTTCTTTTCTTCTCCTATTGCTACACCGAACCCTTTACTTACATTACCTATTCTTTTAGTTTCTTCAAAGCCCGATTTTATTTTGCCAAATATATTAAAATCGCCTTTTTTCATTTTCATTATTTTAGGAAAAGACAACAAACCTCTAACCATCTTTTTAAAGATATTATCTATGTTTTCTCCTTCTGCGGAGGTTTTTCTAAATATACCTCCTAAAAATCTAAACGAAGTAGAGATTTTATTTACTAACCTAAACATACCGGGTGGTAAGAAACCATACATCACTTTTCTTGCCAATGCCGCTTCTACGCCAAATATCTTTACTCTTTGATTAGCACTAGATAAAGCCAAGTCAAAGAAATCGAAGGCATTACCTCCTGCATCTCTAAAGGCATCAAATGATTTCTTAGAAATAACTTCAAACTTCTTTATCTCTTGTCCACCTTCTCCTAGTAGTTTAAATGCTTCTTTGAGAACTTCCTCTCTTGTAACTAACTCTTTATTCAAGGCTTCTTCTGCTTTTGCGGCTTTTTTAGTTTGTTCAGTAAATGTTTTTTGTTGCCGATTAAATCCTTCTAATCCGTCAGCAACTTTATTTAATGTTTTTCGCATAGCCTCCAACATATCGTTGTTTTTTTGTAATGTTGCAGTATATGACACTATCACATCACCTGAACCTGTTTACTCCACTCTTTGCTTGCCTATCTAGTTTATCCATCTCTTCTTGTTCTAATTCCAACATTACTCTATGAACACTTAATAAATCTATTACTAAACTTGCGGGCATTTTGTATATTTCTAGCGGGCTTATCGCTAAAGCCTTTGATAACGAATAAACAATCACTAAGGAAATATCTTGAGGGTCGCCTTGCTTACCTCTTAATATTCCCTTTATTCTTCGTTTTTTTCTTCATCCCCCTCAAAAGCCGTAAATGGATTAGGGAGGATTTCCTTAATTTGATTTCCAATATAAGGAGTTAATCTAAGAATATCAATTGCAGAAAGTTTTGGTTCTGTTTTAACTACAAAATTTTCTACCATAAATCTAAACATGGCATTTAAATCTAATTCCATGTCTTGCCTTCTAGTATCTATTTTCATCATACTATTCATGGCTTTGTCTACCTCAAGCCAAGTGGGTTCTTTTACCCATACCTTGAGATATTCTTCACTTTCGGGTGCTACTTTAATATAATGTAGCGTAGGCTCGGTTAGTGCAAATAGCACACTCTTATCACTTACAATTTTCTTTTCCATGTTATCCACCTTTTATACCAACAAACAAACAAACGGTGTTGGTGGAATATTACTTTTTATTGCTCTTTTTTGGGCGACCTCTTTTTTTGGGTTTGCTCTTTTCAAGAGCCTTCTTTATTTTCTCTTGGTTCTTTTCATATGCTGATGGCAAACAAATCACCCCTGTAATAGCCAATGAGTAGTTACTTCACAAAGCGAGCAAGTTCTAGGCATGACAGTTGCTTCTACAACAATTGGCCCCTTATCTTCGGCTATTGGGAAATTATTAGCAGTTAAGAAGTAGTTTTGGAAGTTTAGTTTTATGTTTTCTCCGGTTGATTTAGTAAATACTAATTCAATTGTGCTATTATTACCATTAGCAACAGAATTTTCTGTATTGTTTATTAATTCATTATACAGTAAATCATCAGTAACATGACCAGTAAAAGATATTTCATATGTTCTTTGTGCAGGGATGGCTTCTTGTATAGTCTTACTACCGACTCCCAAGAATCTTCTATCTTGTAGATTGTTATTCATGGTTAGAGTAAGGGTATTTATTTTTAAGAAACTCTCACCAAAGCACTTGAACACTCCATCGGAAAAGAAAAATGGTTCTCTTAGTTCCGGTATTGAAGCATAATTCAAGAATGAAGTTTCATCAGTAATGCCTCTTCTAGCATCATAACTTTCTGTTTTTTCTAATGTGTGAACATTTCTAGTGTTTGCATTGACAGTCATTTTAACTTCTTCATTTTCATTAGCAGTTATTGTTAGAGTATTAACTCTACAGCCTCTAGCAATCTTAACGAAGTTGGTGTCTTCATTATCGTTATCAGTATTTGTTCTAAAGGTGTTAGAAGAAGGCAACTTGCTTAATACCTGTTCTAAAGCAAATGAAGGTAGTAAATCTCCATCTTGTTCTGCAAAGGTATATTCAATGGCATTTTGTAACTTGCCTCCATTCAAAGAAAAAGCACCCAATGGGTCTAAGTCTCCAAATGTTTCTGTTGCAGGATTTACCGGAGGAGTCATAACTGTTCCTACGCTTCTGTGAATAATTGGCCCTGTTTCGGTTACTGAATTATAATCAATGTAAAGTTTGTTAGAAGCACCTACGAAGGCTGTTGGGGCTGAACCACTAGGCGCACTTTCGCTAAGGCTATTATCAGCACCTATGTTTCCAATATCTACATCTGTGCATTTTCCTAAGAAATAATACAACCATGTTCCGTGATTTGCTACTAAATTAATATCAGCCGCACCTGCTGTTTCTATTCCTTTGTATTGATAAGTAAAGTTTCTAGTGCTTCCTAGTGAAAGATTAGTTTGTTTCATTTCGATTTCTGTTGTTGGGAAAGTAAGTGATTCTACAATTCCTAGCCATGTATCTGCTAGTAGTCTTTTACCAGTAGCGGTTGAAGTAGTTGTTCCTACGGTCATTGATGTAATTGAAAGTCCTGTATCTGTTGTGGCTGAACCTCCTAATCCTGTAATTGTTGTAGCAATTCCGTTTGCCCCTCCGTGGTCATTAGTAACAGTAACAACAGCCCCGTTTCTAGTGACTGTTAAATCATCTAAAGTATCTACAGCAATAGCAAAAATAGCGGCATATTCTTCTCTTGTATTGTCCGACGAAGAATGTATTTGTGCTTCTGCAACAACACCGGAACCAGTATGTTGAGTATATGTTGCGCTATTATCATGGTCAATAAAAGCGGCTCTTTCTGTAGCACTACCGCCATCAGCCGCCAATGTTCTAAATACAACAGCAGTATCGTCATAATCTGCTTTAACATCCGAATTAAAAGTTATAACAGTTACAGCCGCAGTATGTGTTGTTCCCGAAGCCGCTTTTTCAGCAGGACATGGTGCGCCATATGATTCTAAAACAAAGTAGTCATTGCTTGCTAGTGTTGCTACTGCGGGAGAAAAGGAGATAGTAGTATCTGTATTAGCGGTAACTCTATGCATTCCTTGAAAAACATTAGAAACATTATACCTCTTAAGAATACACCCAACATATAGATTATTTACTAAAGCAAAATTTCCGGTTATATCACCGTGTAAGGTAAAGGTTGTTTTATTTGACCCTGCGCTTCCAGTTGTTATTTTACAATAAAAGTCCAATTCCGGCACTTTTGTTATGCTTGCTCCACTTCCTAAAAATATATCTTGTGCTACCATTTTATTCTCCCCCTTTCCTAACTAACATACTAGGGAATGCTTAATGCGAATCGTTTTGCCTCTACTGTCAATTTATATCCGAATAACCTCTTTGACCTGTCGTTACTTTCGCTTCTTGAACCAACAAATATTTGATTAAACCTAGAACCATCATTTGCGGTGTAACCTTTACGACCTCGCTCAAGCGTATGACGGGCTATCAAGTATAAAGCCTTTAGCCTATCTTTGCCAAAGTTAGCATCCGTTCCTGCTCTTTCATCATGAATGGTTCTTATGTGCATTGTAAAAGAATAAGTTTCATTTCTTACATCATAATGTATTGTTGGGTATTCTAAACTTTGCGAATCTTCAAAGAATATAATTACATCTTTAGCAGTTAAGTCATATCTAACTCCTCTATTTTTATCTAATGTTCTAACATCAACAAAGTTAGGAGTTCCTGCATGGTCAGCAGTTATCTTCCCTTCGCTAATTAAAGTAGTAACAGAAGAACTCCAATTAGAAGAAACTAAATCTATAAGTAAACTTACTTCATCCATCTTTTCATCATCCTTTCAGTTTCTTTATTTATGTATTCTTCTAATTTTTCTTCTGCGAATTGTATTATTTCTTCATCACTAAAACTAACATCAACGCCTAATATTTCTGATAGTTCCCTTGTAGCCTGTTGTCTTTCTTTTTGTATTTCTATTAGTTCTTGCATTTTAGAAATCAAATTGACAGACAAGATAATCACTCCAAAAGATAAACCAAGTCACCCTTTCCTCTCAGTATATCCATTGCCTCTTTAGTTAGAATATCATATTTTTCTTTTGTAGATATATTGCCGCCAGTTTCAGCAATCATAATTGTTTGGTCATCATGTCGTAATAATTCAGCCGCCACTAACATCGTCGTGGCTTTGTGTATAGCCGATGGCACACGGCTTGAACCCGCAACATATGTAATAATGATAGAGTTTTGAGTATGATATGGATAGTCCCTCAAAAAGAATATTCTACCATCATCCTTGATGCTCCAAAAACTACCTAGTCTTTTCATGTCCTGTTTATCAGTAAATACTTCCGAAGTGGACTGTGAGTTCTGCCCTGCTTTATCCGCAAGTGTTATTGTGCATCCCGAACCATCTTCTCCTGCTAATAAACTTGAGATATTAATTTTATATCCGTTATCGGGGTCAATCGAAGCATAAAAGAAGTCACTTATGCTTAAATTGTTTGGAGAAGAAGACCTCTCTTTTTCTCTATTCGCCCCTGTAAATTGTGCAGTATTAGCAGGGAACTCTTCATTGATTAAATGACAAATATCTCTTGCTGTTGTCTTTGCGCCAAATCTACTATCGAATGTATTGTGTGCTGACATAGACCCTTCTGCATGGTGAAATAAAGTAAAAGTATCTCCGCCATTTGGTAATTGTAGTGTTATGCTTCTAAGGTGTTGAAAGTTGTCGGGATTTAGTGTAATGCTTGCTTGGGCTGATGCTAACTCAAGATAACTGTTGCCTTGCCAAACTTTGAGAGATATAACTTTCTTTAGTTTCATAGTTGCCAATTGTATAAACCCAACATAACCGCCATAATATGCTTGCATTGGATGTCTCACAAATTCAAAATCGTGAAATTCATCTTTGTGTATGATAGGTCTGTATGACCGCTTTACTTTGTCATCAACAATACCTTCTATGTTTTTAATTATCTTACCGACCTGTGCTTGGCTAGGATATGTAGAAGATGAAAAGGCAGGAACTTGTAGCATATCCGAGACAGCATCTTTGTCTGTGTAATATCCTTTTCCTGTTGCATAGTCTACATCAATAGATGTGTAGTCACTTGGTGATGATGCTATTGCCATTGTATCAAACCTCTCTTTCTAATATATTTAGTTCTTCTTTGATGTCAAATATAAAATCTCTTGCCTTTCTTGTTGATTCTAAATCGGGTTGAGAATCTTTCTTATATGCCATTTGTAATTTTCTTAAGTTCACATTTTTATATTTTATAGTGCTAGGTTGTCCGTTAAACTTACCTAAAGAGTATGTATAACTAGTTGAAGTTTCTCCATCGGAATCTTTTGCAGTAAAGGCGAATCTATCAATAACTAGTCTAAAGTCCATAACTTTAGTAACATCTCCTATGGTTTCACCAAAGTATTCTTTGTCTAATACTTTATTTGGGCTATTGTATAATACTTCTAACATTTCACTAGTTTCAGTTTCTTCTGCATCCCTAGCAGGTAAACCCTTATCGCTTTCTTTTATTCTCTTATCAATATATCTTCTTTTATTAGCCAAATAATTTTTAAATATTGGCTTCAAAAGATTTCCGCTATCTTTACCTTTACCTAACTCAATTTCATATCTACTTTTATCGAAATCCGGCAACAACAATAGATGCTTTGCTTTTAACGGGTTATTCTTTGGATTGTTATGTCCTATAACTCTCATTTGACTCAACATATCTCTATGTGTTGTAACAGTGTCGGCCACATTACCAAAACCTTTACCGCCTATTTTTACTTCACTAAGAACTCTTTTTAAGTCGGCTATTGTGCCATCTTCAATAGGTTCATCAACAATCTCTTTTAAAAAATCCTTAACGAAACCTTGTGTTTTTTCTTTTTCTTTTTCGGTAGTTTCTTCTATTATTTTCTCTTCTTTTTCTCTAAAGTCTTTCTCTTCTTCGGGGCTTTCGAGTCTATCAAACATTGCATCTACTTCTTCTTCCGTAGCATCTTTAATGTATGATTCAATATCTCTCAATGCAGGGTTTCTTTCTAAAAGCAATTCTCTTAAACTATCAATATACTCATCGAATACAGGCTTAAGTTTATCTGTTTCTCTTTTAAGTTTAGAATATTCTAATGCCGCTTTTTTTCCTTCTTTCGTGTCTTCGTATTGTTTTCCAAATATTATTTCTAAACTATCTGCCGCAGTTTTTTGTTCTCTACCTGTTGTTGTGGCTATGGGTATAACTTGTTCTCTATAAAGAGGGCTACTTTCCAAAGATAACTTTTCCTCATCTCCGCCCCCAATAGTCATTTTAGTTTCTTGTTGGATTTTTTTACTTGTTATAATGTTAGGAAGTAATATATTCCTTAAGTCTTTTTCTTCTCTAACAAAACCTGCTGTGATTAATGCCGACGCTTTTGGATAATACTGTTGATAAGTTACCCTTTTTCCGTCTTCTTCTACCTCAACATCTTTTGTTAAATTGTCTACATAGGCATCATTACTTAATTCATTAAATGTAATGATTTTGGTTTCTTTGTTTTTGTTTCTGTGAGACTTCTTTTCAACATTGAAAATGCTATTGCCACTAGAATCTTTATATTTTTTAAGTTCGTCTAACTCACTTTTAGTCAAACCCTGTCTAATCTTAGATTGACTTTCTTTTGTTGCTTTGGTATCTCTAAAAACACTTGCTAGTTTTTGACTTGTTAAATCTTTTAATTTTATTTGTGCGAGTTCCTTTCCGATTTCATTAGTTTTTAAAAAATCTTCAATGTCGTCTTTTAGACGCAGTTGAAACCTATCGTCATCTATTATACCTTTTGAAACCACATTTCCCTTTTTGTTTAATTGACTTAAAAGCGATTTGTTCTTTAATGCTGACAATGCTTTTTTATAAACAGTTATGAATTTAGTTTCATCATATGCTTCAGCACCAAAGTTCTTTTCTTTTACATCATCGGGGTCTACTCTTTCAGCGTAATCTTCTGTTCCTTTTCCGGTAGAACCTTCCGCTAAATAATCAAACAAAATGAACTCGGCAAATCTTTGAGTTGCTATAGGTTGAGTCCAAGATAAAGGACTACCTTTAGCATCTTTTATTCTCAAAAAGAATCACCCTCACATTAACCATTTAGCCCAAGCCGCACCCTTTTGTATAGCACTACCTAAACCTAATCCGCTTTGTGGAGGTTCGTAACTCATCTGTCCTTGAGCATCTATCCAATATGGCCTTCCATAATTATCAGTTCCCGATGGTGGAATAGGATAGCCACTACCATTATTCATAGCACCTTGCATTTGATTATATTGTTGCATGTTACCTGTTAATCCTGCTACTGCGGAAGCGGCTGTTGGTTGTGCCATTTGTTGCATTTGCATACCACCGCCACCACTAAATCCTTGAGATTCTAGGTATTGTTGCTTTGCTAACTTTCTTTGATTGACAACTTCTGTATTGATTGCCGCATCTAATATGTTCTTAATATCTAACTCAATGTTTTCTTGAGTAATCTTTTCAAATTCTCTCATTGCATCATTGTGTATCTTTAACATACCTGTTGTAGAATCAGTTGTAAATTGTAACTTAGCCAACATCTTGCTAACTACTCTTTCTACAACATCTTCCATAAGTTTCTCCATCTGTGTCAAAAACATTTGACCATGATATTGAAAGAACTCTTCGACATGATTATCTTGTAAAGAAAGTAAGTTATTTACATTCTTGAATTGTTGGTCACTTTGTTGCTGAACTGCACCTAAAACTGTGCCATTACTTGTTCCGAATATTCCCATGTTACTCACCCTTCGCTCCCTTTAATAAATGATTTATCCTTTCTGTATTTAATTGTATTTCAGTATTCAATCTTACTATTTCTGCCAGTTGTGTTTCTTCGTCTGCTATTGGAGTTGGTGGCGTTATAGTCCATCCCATGCTAGTCAGCCTCATAACATCTTCTTTTGTTAAGTCAGTTATTTGTTGTCTTTTCAACATAGAGGGCATTTTCGCTTTAGGAATAAATGCCTTGAAATCTAATCCGTGTTCATCTGCTAATATTTGTTGTTGTAGCATTTCCATTTGCTTATGGATAGCCGCATGTCTAGGACAATAAGTTCCTCTAAGTGGTCTTCCCTTCTCTACTTTATCTAATGGTATTGGTGGTCTTAGATAATCACCGGACTCC